AACAAATAAACGATAATTCATTAATTCGTTACATGATTTACTACCGATTGCAACTGAATTCAAATAATAAATATTTGAAAACATATAATTACTTTTTCCAAGAGTATAATTTGAACCATAAAGGAAATCAAATTGACTTTCACGATATTCTTTTCCATTATGAAATAAACGTTCTGAAAAATTAATATCACCGACAACATCTAATTTTTTTGTTGGAACTGTTGTACCAAGACCAACATATGAAGATGAATTTTGAATTAAATTTGATGATAAAATTACATTTTGTATAATTTCGATTTTAGAAGATGATTGAAATGTAGTAATTTTATTTACAGCAATAGTACCATTTACATCTAATGTTGATTTTGCAATATATGTATTAATACCAACATTAATATTTGATGAATAATTTTTGAATATATTAAATGTTTGATTGCTTAATCCCATCAATACACCGTTAGATGGTAGATTACAATCATAAAATCTTATAAATGAATTATTAGATGTATTACCAATTGTTAGAACTTCTGGTGTGGAGGGTGAAAGAATATCATAGAGATGTATCCCTAATAATGCTTTTCCGTTTGCCATAGAACTGCTATTTGATACTTATATTTTTTCCTTATGTATTACAACTCGGCTTAAAGATAAATATTATAAAATAATCATATGGAAGAACAAAGAAAAAAAGTCATTGTGATTGCCCTACCAGGTAATAGTTATTCTGGTACATTTTTAATGTCATGGACTCGTACTATGGATGTTTTATGGAAACGTAATTATGAAGTAGTTGTATTAAATCGTTATTCAAGTTTTGTAAGTTTTTCACGTATGCAAACACTTGGTCTAGATGTGCGTAGAGGACCAAACCAAAAGCCTTTTGATGGTAAATTGAAATATGATGTATGGCTATCAATTGATTCAGATATCGTATTTACACCAGAACAAGTTATTGAACTAATTGAAAATGTTGATATTCATCCAGTAGTATCTGGACTATATATGATGGCAGATTTACAACACTTTCCATGCATAACAGATTGGAATGAAAAATTCTTTGAGGACAATGGTACCTTTGAATTTTTAACACCAGATATGGTTGAAAATTATAAAAAAGAAACTCAACAAAAATTCATGCCAGTTGTTTATAATGGTATGGGATTTTTTGCCTGCCGTTATGGTGTAATTGAAGAAATGCACTATCCATATTTCTGGGATGAATTGCAAATAATTCGTAATGAATCTGGTGCAATTGTAATGCAAGATATGTGTTCTGAAGATGTAGCTTTCTGTCGTGGATTAAAAAGAGCAGGACAAACAATTTATGTAAATTGTGAGATTCGTGTAGGTCATGAAAAGAAATTGATTATTTAATAAACTTTATTTTTATAAAACAGTTATTATTATTTTTACAAAAGGAATTAAACAGATTTTTTGTAAGAGAAGTATAAATGAAAATTTTTATTCCAGTAATTTGTTATAATCATACATGTCATACAAGTTATATGTTTTCTCTTATGAGATTTGTTTTAATATTAAAAGAGATGGGAATTCCAGCATCGGTTTTTCCAATTACATTTGATAGTTTAGTAAATAGAGCTCGTAATGCAGCAACTGCATATTTTTTATCAGACCCAGAACATACTCATATGCTATTTATTGATTCAGATATAGAATTTAAGGTAAAAGATATTTTAACATTAATTGAAGCAGATAAAGATGTTATTGGTATTGGATATGCACAAAAATGGTTAAATGAAGATAAATTAACCTCTATATTCGGTCAAAAAGAAAAACCAGTAGATTATTTAGAATTATGTACTAATGCATCGGTCCATTTAATTCAAGAAAATAAAGACCAAGGAATCATTCAAGAGGTTGAATATTGTACGACAGGATGTTTATTAATAAAACGAAGTGTAATAGAACATATGATAAAGCATTACCCAGAACGTAAATATAAAAACGATGTTGATGGTTATATGGGATGTAATGAAGATAAATTTTATAACCTATTTAGTGTGGAGATTCATCCGGATACTCGACGATTAGAAAGTGAAGATTATGCTTTTTGTCGATTATGGAGACAATTAAATGGAAAAATTCATGTGTTATTAGATGCATCGGTTAAACATTGGGGATGGTTTGGATATCCAAATAATTTAAATCGTCAAATTGAATTTTTTAATAAAAATCGTATGGTTTAAAGAGGAATTGTTTATTTTTTCTATAGCATTCAATTAAGAGAATGGCACAATCTGTATTATTTGAAACATTACCATACACATCAAAAAAACATATTTTTCGTAATCGTCAAGAAACGGCAAACTCGAATGTATTAGTTTTTAAAAATAGTCGTATTGGTATTGGTACATTAGAACCAGAGGAGAATTATCGTGTCACAATTACAGGAAATACAGTTATTCGTGGAACATTAACAGCAGATATTTTAAGTTTTACAGCTAGTAATCAAAATCATATAGCGATTGATAATCTAGGAACTAAAGAGGCTTTAAATATAGTTCAACGTGGATATGACCCATTTATTACAATGCGCAAAGATGACATAAATATTTTAAATATTATTGATGGTAATGGTAACATAGGTATTGGTACAAGTATCGCATATGATAAACTTGTTGTAAATGGAAAAATTGTCGTAGATGATATTTTATTAACATCAGAATCAGTCTATCAAAAAAAATTACAAGTGCCACCAGTGCGTGAAACATTTATTGTAAACGAACAGGCAGATATTGATTTTACAGTTAGTACATTAGGGCTATATGCGGCATCTAATGATGATGTTGAAGTTTTTTTAAACGGATATAAGTTGGCTTACTATAATAGTAATTTACGCGATTATACAATCTCATTTTCAAATGACTATGAATCTAAAATGAGTTATTTTAATGTAAATTTAGCATCAGTTGTTCGTTACAATGATATAGTTGATGTGGTAGTATGGCCTACTTCATTAGACCAAATACAAGAAGGTGGGACATTAGGTGGATATTCGACACAAAGTATATATAGTTATTGGAATAGGTCTTTAGATAAGTCTGTTTATTATACAAGTGGTAATATTGGTATAGGTACATCTATTACAAAAAGTACATTTGATGTAAACGGTTTGTCATTAATGTCTGGAAATGTTGGTATAGGAACAACATTTGCAAGAAATATATTAGACGTCCAAGGTGGAAATATTATTGGTTATCCATTAATTACAATAATAAATGATACTAAAAATTCTACAACTCAAGGTGGGGCATCATCAGCTACTACATGGAATATACGAACTTTAAATACAATAATCGTAGATTATATAAAAGTTTCTTTAAGTTCAAATACTTTTACGCTATTGCCAGGAACATATCGTATAGAAGTATCAGCGCCAGCCTATAATGTTGGTATACACCGCATAAGATTATACAATGTAACATCAAGTATAGTAGAAAATTATGGCACTTCTGAAGTATCATCGGGCACTGATACTACACAAACACGTTCAATTATAAATAATATAATAAGCATTACTGACACATACACATATAGAATAGAACATTATACAGAATTATCAAATGGTACAAATGGATTGGGTAAAGCTTCTAGTATAACAAGTGTATCTGAAATATATACACTATTAACATTAACAAAATATGCTTAAAAGTAATTTATATTATAAAAACTAATGACTCCTTATAGTTTAGAAGTAACTCAAAATGGTATAATACATCTTATATTAGAAGATAGCGTAAAAGTTTTATTAAATATAGATAAAAATACAGAAAAAGTCAATTTATATGTAGCTACAAATAAAAAGATTTTATGGAAAGGGAAGTATATTTCAAAAAAGCCAATATCAAAAAAGCAAATAGAACAATGGAAAAAACAGATACCTATATTAAATTCATTAACTATTAGTGAAGAATATATGGATGTCGCTCGTACTCACCCACGTCATGCAAAAAATTATAATAAATGTAGTCATACACTACATAATTATGTTTATCCTAATAAAAAATTTAATAAAACAGATATGATATCTTATCAAAATGGGTTATCTTTTATAGGTGATTCATTGATTCAGTTTGTATTAGCATTATACATTTATAAAAACTTAAGTCCAAAAGAGATAAACGAACAATATAATACAAGATTATCGTTATTTAAAAATAAATATATTTTATCTGAAAAGTGTAAAGAATTAGAATGGGATAAATATTTAGCTTATGGTACAAAAGAGATTGTAATAAGTGGTAATAAGTTAAAAGCAGTATATAGTAATATGATGAAATCTTTTATAGGAGCTATTTATCAGAGTAATGGTATTGACAAATTACCAGAAATTTTAGAAATTGTAAAAAATATAATTATTGGAGATGATATAGATTTAACTTTTATGGATAATAAATATAAATATAATGAAGAAAAAATAATTGGTGTTTTGATTGGTTTTGGAGTAGGATTACTGACATCTTCTATATTATTTATGTTATTGGATATTACTATAGGGTTTTAAATATATAAAATGATTTAAAGCTATTATACTATACTAGTATAAGAAGCCACTTGATAGCGATAAGTAAAATACATAATTAAAACTTTTATTATTTTTATAAAATAAAATGACAGGATAGGAAAGCGGTCAAATCCGAATGCCTTAAGAGCATTTCCGTAATGGTTCGGGGGTTCGAATCCCCCTCTTGTCATTATATTATTTACTCTCTACTTATGTAAAGAATGTTACTAAGCCAATTTATATAATTTTCTTCTTTTTCATAATGTATGTTATAATTACACGTATCATCATAATTAAATATACTATATGGATTCTTTACTTTACGAATAAAAGTAGGAATATTATCACGCATAATATAAGGACCATATTCATTATATGTATCTTCATTTATATCATGGTTCAATCCTCCATTCTGTTTACATCTTAGAATAATTTGATGAAATATTTCAGGTAGACTATCTTTGGTATATAACATTTTAAATTTTTCTTCATCTAAACATTCATTATAAACATAATAGTAATTATCGTTTGTATTTAAATCTTTTATATAAAAGATATTGAGAATTTCATTAGTAATTACTTTACAAACAAACCTTTTAGTAATATAAGCTTCGGTCATTGTATTATAGTAATGATAATAAATATCAATCATTCATTTTTTATTTTTATATTAAAATATATAAAAAAGAAATTACTATAATATATATGTATTCATCATCATTACCTTCTACAAGTTATAGAGATAAGGATATTACTTCTTTAATAAAATTAATTGAACGTATTCGCGCAACAGGTATTTATGAACAATTAGAATCTATTTCTAAGTTATCTTGGGAAGATTTTCAAAGAAAATTTTTATTATCAATAAATATTCAAAAAACATTTTTTGAATTATTTACTTATTTTCAAGGTCTTCAAAATTTAAAATCACGAGATATTTTAATAGCATATTCATTTATTTATTATGATATGAATACAAACCCAGAATTATATAAAGCAGCAAAAGAATTAATAGAATGTATACATTGTACTATATTAGATAAAGATTATCGTTCTCATTTATATCAAAAGATACATAAGTTTGAAAGAATTTATATACCATGGAAAATGGATGACCGCAGTATAATGTTAGAAAAGTTATCACAAATATATTGGGAATATGAAGATAATTATCGTTTATATAAATCTAGATTAAGTAGCCCAGAAAAGGAGTTTTTTTTGAATGAGAAGAAAACAAAACAAGAAGAGTGTATTAATATAATGAAAAAAATAGATAATCTATCTTATTTTAACCAATATCAACCTATGTATATTGACAGCCAATCATCTACTTTATTATTAGAAACATTACGAAAAGCATTTTGGGATAAAGTAAAAGATAATTTATTCAAAGATACT